CATCTATACCAAGAGCAAAAGCAAAAGCCGCCAGCGACCAACTGACGGCTTCTGCGTGGGGGATCTAGTCGGGTGATTGCAAGGATATGAGAAAGGATTGGTCTTGCCCGACTAGGTAAATCAACCTTCCGCGTTTTCGAGTTTCTGGATAAAGTCAATCACATCTTCCGGGCGGTTGCCCCATTCGATGAGCGCTTTGGCGTAAGCCTCGGTGCTGGCGTAATCTATCGTGAAACCATCCACGCAGTAGATGCCACCAAAGTGTTCTTCGGAATAACCGATTAGATCTAGGAACGAGTGATACGGTGTGCCTTCTTGATAGTTGTAGTTGAGTGACCAGCTGTATAGTTCGGCTACTGCTTCGGCGTAGCTAGGAGCATCCTCTAGTAGCTCCCATAGATTTGCGGTTTCGATAGTCATTATTTCTGTCCTTTGCTTTTTAGTACTGCCTTGATTGTTAGCACGCGGCTTTGCTGGGCGATCGCTTCGTTGCGCTTCGCGTAAGCTATGTCGCGCTTGCCGATAGCCATATAAGTTTCGCCTAGTTTGGTGTAAAGCTGAACTAGGTTTTCTGCTTCGGCTAGTTCTGCCTCTAGTTGCTGAATCGTGGTCATTAGTTGCGCTCCTCGCAGATTTCGCAATCCGTTTGGTCGCAAGCCTCTAGGGTGTCAATCGCCTCGTATACCTCTCCGTAAACTTCATAGGTATCTTCCTCGTAAGGAAACCAGTAAACATCTAGGTAGTGAAGCCCGTTGTGATCTACTTTGCCATTTGGATAAGTGGCAAGGATCTCGTTAGGCGAGTGGTCGTAGCTGTTAGCGCGTGCGCCTAGATCTATCTCTAGGGTTACGCCTAGCTGAGCGGCTAGCGCCTCTAGTTGCCTCCTTGTTTTTTTCATCTTTTATCCTTTCCTTAGTTATTACTTTACTACTTTTTTATGATTTGTAAAGCTTTTTCTAAAACTTTTTTACTTTTTATTTAGGCAAAAAAGAACCCTCCCAGCAGAAAGGGTAAGACTGGGAGGGTGCGAGCTGTTTGCTACTAGCGCTGTTCGCTAGCCTTGGTTACTCGCGTTTCTTTCGCTGGTCTTTCGTGCGCGGTTCCATCCTGAACCTTGCCATCTCCGTCACCATCTCTGGCGTTCGGATTGTATGGCGTAGCTGTGTCTAGACTAGCGATCGCATCAGCCCAAGCATCTGCGAGCTGAAAGATTGTGCCGCTCTCAGGGTTGCCAGCAACCGCGAGAATGACCTTCTTGATTTCGGCTTTAGTTGCCATTAGTTTCCACCCATCATCTTTAGCTTTAGTTTCATCAGTTCCAGCATTTCTTTATCGCCTTCGTCCTTGTGGGATACGGATTCAGGTGCTTGCTCTGCTGGTGAGAGCTGGTCAATAACAGTTCTTAGGATTTCTGCATCGCCAGCTGTTAGCTCGATGCCTTCCTCTAGTTTCAAAACTGCATCAGCCAACGCTTCGGTATCTACTTCTGCTCTAGCCGCGACTTTATCAAGACCGCGCACAGATGTTGTGCCTGCGGTAGCGGCATACGCAGGGAAAGCAACAATACTAACTTCGTGAAGTCTGACGGATCTAAGCGTTCTAGTTCTACCATCTTCACTCCAATCGTCACCACCTTGCGGCACCGAGAACCCGAAACTCATTGAGTCAATGTCCCCACGCTTTAGCAAGATAGAAGCATCACGACCAGTCGTGGTTGGCGGCAATGATGCCTTCACTTTTAGCCCGTGCGTATCTTCCTCTAGTGTCAAAGTGCCAGCCCTAGTAGATCCCAGCACCTCGCCAGTCTCGTGGTTCCATAGAAGCTTGATGTCGTTACGACCGCGCTTTAGTGAGCGGCTGAAAGCTCCGGGAGCGATACGCTCGATAAAAGGTAGCGGCGCACTATCTGAATTGAACACAGCGGCGTAACCCTCAAAGGTCATACCTTCGCCATCCTCGCGTATTTCGAAGTTAGCTGGCGTATTCCTAATCTCTATCTTTGACATACTCTCACCTCTGGCACTCGTCAGCGCCCTGTTTTCTTCTTCTAGTCTAGTCACTATCCTGTCCGCATATGCTAATGCGCGGTTTGCGGCAGCTTTCGATGGGCCAGATCCCCAAAGCAAATGTGCCACTATGCCAGCACTAGGATAATCATCCGAACTAGGTCGGGCGGTGGGACTGTCAAGATCAGAAAGGTGACGAGCGATCCAAGCACGAAGCCGAACCCATTTGTCAGCAGTAACAGAGCCATTTGCCATAGCCCGAGCCTCGCGTATAGTTCGCGGAACCAGCCCATCTCCACCCTTACCTTCCTCGTAATAGCGAAGCCCTTGCCTTGCGGCGGCTCGCATATACGATGGTGGGCGTAGGTTTACTTCCCTGATTTCGTAATAACGCAGTTTATTTTTATCCGACGCGGCGCGGAAAGATCCTGCGTATTCTCCACCGGGTTCTAGATCCTCGGCTAGCGATACGGCAATCATCTGATCTGTGGCTGATTCTTTAGTGTCGTGACAAGCCAGTAGTTCGCCATCATCTTTCACCACAGCCCACGCTGTGCAATCTGGGTGCTCGTCTGAGATGAAATACGGCATTAGTCTTGCGTAATCCTAAGAACGTGCAGAACTGAGCCATCAGTATCGCTAATCGCCCAAAGGTCAGTTCCGGGATCTAGTTTTAGATCTAGGGTTTCATCAGAGTGTATGTGCATCCCGTTAGCAGTAGTGACAGAAGCGTTGCCGATAAATACTTCATCTGACTGTGCGTGCTCAGCGTTATGAACTAAAACGCGTTGTCCTTGCGTTGCGGCTGGCACCACTTTAGTCGCGCTAGTCGTGGCAAGTGTGTAGTGTGCTTGTGTCAATGGCATTATTCAACCTCGTATGTTGCCTGCGGATCTTCGGGGTCTAGGTTGGATAGGTTTTGTAGCTGAACACTCGGCACGCCTGTGTGGTTGATTTCTGGCAATCCCATAGCAGCTAGCGCTTCCGCCGGATCGTAACCAACCTGCACCAATCGCGCTACCATCGCAACTCGCTTGTCCTGCTGGTTGATCGTGCTGGCCTGAACATCCACATTCGCTAGTGGCACGCGAACTGTGTCAGCCGAAGGATCTTGGATAATTCTTAGATCTTCTAAGCGGCGAACATCGTTGATAGAAAGGAAGCCGCTTTGCAGTCCTGTGCTATACGCGCTCATCCTGCTGTTGATGTCAGCTCGCAATAGTCCGTCAATGTTGAACTTGATAAAAGCATCTGTTCCGTTAGGCGCTAGAGCCAGCAGCGGTGAGAGCGCATTCTCGATCTTTTGAATAATCGGGCGAAGGCAATGCGTTACCCAAGCTAGATTGTTTTGCTCAACGCTGGCGTAGCTGTTGGTTCCCGGAAGCCCTAGCAGATGTGGCGGCACATTGAAAGCCCTAGCCACATCCTCGACTGCCATTCTGCGGCTGTCAATAAACTGCGCCTGATCATTGTTTACGCTAGTTTCTCTGTATTTCGCACCAGCGGATAGAACACCAGTTTTGTGAGCGCGTCCCCAACCCTTGTGTCGGCTGTCAAAAGATTGAGCTAGCTGTTTCGCCTGCTCTGCGGTCAGCTCATCTGGGAATTCGATAATGCCCTGAGTGGTCGCACCTTGCCCGAAGAACTTAGCGGCATAGTTTTCCAGCGCCAGCGCTAGCCCAAAGTTTTCTTTTAGCGTGTCCACGCGGCTCACACCTCGGATCGCTCCGGGACGAACAACATCTGGGATGTGAATAATTTCCGCTGGCGTGAGAGTGCGCTTTTCGCCCTCTACCTTGAAAGTGACCTGCCCATAAGAAGCGCGTTCGATCTTGACCTGCTGCGGATTTAGCACAGTCATATTTACGATTTCGCCGTTCTTAGTGAACACGCGGATAAAAGCGTTGCCGTCTAGTAGCAGGCTTACGATGGCTTGTCCATAAAAAGCTTCGCGAGTGGTGTCTAGATCTGGCTTGTTTACCCAGTCTGGCTTAGGTCTTAGTGGGAAGCGGTTGCCATTGACGCGCCTGTAAGCATCGAGCGGCAAAGTAGAGATGGTGTCGCTAATAAGTGATACGGCTGAAAAAATAGCGTTGATCTGAAAAGCCGTCTCGGGGTTTATCTTCGTTCCCGAGTTGCTGG